GCAGACCTTGACCCGTCGAAGGCGGATTATCGTCGGGGCTCGGCTTCATCCGGCGAGGATCTGAAGATCGGCGACTATCTGCCAATCCTGCACCTTCCGAACACGCCGTCAACCGTCCGCCATTTCGGCCGGTCTTCCATCATTCTTGCTGCCCGGCTGATAGAGATTCTGCAAGCACACTGCTTCGACATGGCAGAGTCGGCGGGCCTGTCGGCTATCCCTGCTTTCTTGTCTAAGGGCGTGCTGGTTGAGTCCCTGGACCTTACGCCCGGAGCAGTCACCCGGATAGACCTGAACGCCGAAATAGAGGCACTTCAGTTGAACGGCGATCTGAAGTCGCTGACCGATTTTGCGGACTGGCTTATCGACCTGCTGGCAGTGGTGACGGAGGTTGGCGCTCCGATCCTCGGGCTGTCCAATTCGGCTTCAGGTGACTCCGGGATCAAGTTTCGTTTGAAGATTGTTCCGTTCGAGCAGATGATCGAAACGTTGCGCATAACCCGTTCGGTGAAATACCCGTTGATGACCAAGATGGTCCAACGACTCGCCTACTACGGCGGCACGCTCAACTTGGAGGACGACGGCCCGGTGATGGGCGTCGATATAGAGTTCGGGGCGATCACGCCATCCGACCAAGATGCTGTCGTGGACCGTGTGACCAAAGCCCTGGCTGCGAAGTCGATTAGCCGGGCGACTGCCCTTCAAATGCTTGTTTCGGCCGGGTTCCCTGTCGGAGACGCTCAGCAGGAACTTGAGCGCATTCAGCACGAAGATTACCCGGCGGCCCTGGTCATCGCTGACGCTACGGGCTCCGAAGCCGCTGCGGCAGAACACCTCAATCTGACGGCTGTAATTCCGGTTGCAACTGATGCGCCCGTCATCGGTTAGGCCCCAGTGAAACGATTGCTCTTGTTAACCCCGAGACCCCGAAAGGGACCTTATGTCAGACCAAGTTATTGACCCGCCAATTGCAGAACCGGAACCGGTGGCCACGGCTGCACCTTCGGCTGTCACTGCCGCTGAGCTTGCTGCTGCTGTGGCTTCTGCACGGGCGGAAGCTGAAGCGTCGTTTGTGGAGCGTGTCGGATTCAGTCCGGACGAGGCAGCGCTATTCATCGCCGAGAAGACAGCGGCAGACGAAGCCGCACTGTCAGAGATCGAGCGTGAGAAGAAACGGGCGGCAGAGCTTGTCGCTTCCGCAGAACGCCGTGAGGCCGCTGCACTAGCTACCCTGCACACGTCAAATGTGATGTCTGCGCTTGTGTCTGCCGGTGTAGCCGGTCCGAACGTCGAAGACATCGCCCGGATGGTCACCGCTCCTGTGGGCTGTGAGCGTTCCATTGTCGACGCTGAAGTGGAGGCGTTGAAGGCAAAAATGCCTACGCTCTTCACTGTCGGTGTTCCTGCTTCGTCGGTTGTAGACGGGGCCGCTACTGCTTCCCGTCAGGCGTCCGGTTCGGGAACTGTTGGCTCAGCTAAAGCTAGGGCGCAAGAACGCTATCAGAAGAAGTTCGCGTGACTTTCCCCGACCAAACATCCACCAATAATTCAGAAGGAAAATGAGAAATGGATCTTTCAGTAACCTCAACAACCTTGTCGGGTAGCACCACTAATGTGTTCCGCACGACTCACGGTTTTGACTCCGCTTTGTCGGTGACTATCGACGCCTCCAATCTTGTCGCTGGCGACATGGTTGACGGTGCGTTCCCTGGCGTGTTGCCTGCTGGCTTCCCGCTTGGCGTGGTCACCGCTGACGGCACCTACGCAATGTATGACAACGCAAACTCTGATGGCACTGAGGTGCTTGTTGGTCTCTTGCGTGAAGACGTTGACGTTGCATCCGCTACGTCGATTGTTCACGGTGCCATGCTTATTCACGCAATCGTTATTGAAGCCAATCTGCCCGTAGCCATCGACGCCAACGGCAAGACTGACAACGCTTCAGTCCAGTACGTCTGATCCCCGGCCAAACCCAATCAAACCCTGTTTCTTAGGAGAGACGAATGTCATCTGTATTCACCGAAGTGGCCGATCCGGTAGAGATCACCTGGTACGCCCGTCAAGTCTTTGCTGACTTGGAAGAGGCCAACCCCCTCAACACGTACTTGCCACGGCTTGAAGTCGAGGACGTGGAATTCACCATTGAGTCGTTGAACACTCTTACCGTTGCGCTCGGTGAGTACCGCGCTTTCGATGCTGCGGGCAAGATTATTGACCGCGAGTTCGGGCAGACTGCGAAGACAAGTCAGCTCGCTCCGATTACCGCTAAGCGTGTGATGGGAGAACGGGACCGCATCCGCCAGCGTGCCAACGCTGAGAACGCTCTCGTTGCTCAGGCATACAACGACGTGGAAGCCGTAGTGAACGCCGTGTATCGGCGTATCCTGCTGGCTCAGGGCGAAGTGATCGACTCGGCTATCTTGGATCTTTCTGAGGGCGGAGTTATCGCAAACATCGACTGGGGCGATAGCGCTTCACGAAAGTCGACGGCTGGCACGGCTTGGACTGACACGACGAACGCCACGGCAATGCAAGACATGGTTGATATCACTGCCGCCTACACGACCCTGAACGGTTTCGCTCCTGGCGCTGCGTACATGTCCACCACGACTCTCGGGCTGTTCCGTAAGAACGCTGAAGTTCGTGCGTCTGTGAACGTCGATTCCACCCGGCCTTCAGCACGTCTTGCCGATGTACAAGCTGAGCTTGCTGCCGAAGGGCTCCCGCCTATCGTGCAATATGACACGCTTGTCGGTGCGACCCGTGTGCTGCCGGAAGGTTCGGTGCATTTGATGCCTCCTGCTGAGTTTGTTTCCGGTAACACCGTTTACGGCATCCCTGCTGAAATCGGGACGACTGTCGACATTCAGGGCTCTGACCGTCCTGGCATTGTGGCATCTTCGGAAACGTTGGAACGTCCGATCCGGATCGAGACTGAGGCGACCGCTCTGGTTATGCCTGCAGTTCAGCCTGACCGGTTCTACAACTTCACCCGATAGTGGCACGTCACCTGCGGGCTCGTGTGCCTGTTGACGGCGTGTTCTATGGTCCGGGCCCTGTGTCCGAAGAGGTGGCAGCACGCATCACAAATGAAGCTGCTTGGGAGACTGTCGCTGAGCCTGCGAAGGCTGTTGCGAACAAAACCCCGGCGGTGAAAAAGAGCCGCACCAAGAAGAGCAGCTAGTATTGCTCACCGGAGACGGGACCGCCGACCTATCGCAAGCCCCTCACTTGCGATAGGTCGGGACCCGTCTGAGATCTATCCACGGAGCTTGTGATGGCATTGACGGCAAACCAGATTTTAGAGATCCGTGAGTGGACGGGGAGCGAGCCTGTTGACGCTTCTTTGGACACCATCTTTCTGCGGGTTGGTTCAGTTGAAGGCGTTGCGTTGTCTGTGCTACGTCAACGGCGTTCGGAGTCCCGTGAGGTGCTTGCTGCTAACCCTATGAAGCTGGGTTTGGCCGGGGACTACAACCATGACATGGCAGGCAATGCGACGGTGTACGACGATGACATCGCCCGTCTAGAAGAACTGATTGCTGTCGCTGAAGCTAATGACCCCCTATCGTCCGGGGCCGCTATAGGTTCGGCAACCCGAGCGGACCGTGACGGGCTGTTCAGTAGCCGGTAGCCGTGCCGCAACCTTCGAGCGTCAACAATGCTCCAAACGACTTGATGAAGTTGTTCCAAAGCTCGCAGGCGAGGTTGGAACGCGAGTATTCAGCGATCCTCACCGATGAGACGAAGTGGCGGCGAACACGTCGGCTGAACTCTTTGCGGGGCATGGTGGACCGGGAGCTGAACGCTTTGGAAAAGTCTGCCGGTCAGTTCTCTCGTTCCGTGATCCCGGCGGTGTATGAGGCCGGGGCCGGTGCTGTGCCTGTCTCGTTTGCTTGGACCAACTTTCATCGTGAGGCGGTTGCGTCGCTTGGCGACGACTTGTATCGGGACGTGCTGGCTTCAACGGAGTTCATGCGGGAGGACTCGAAGCGGTGGATACAAGACGTTTCACGGAAGTTGACGGCGGAAGGCTACATCGAAGGTCAGACCCCTCAGCAGTTGGCTAGGCGTTTCGCGAAGCTTGGCCCTAAGGCGTTGACGGCTTCCGGGCTTCCTGCTCCGGTGACTGCGATTAAGTACGCTGATGGTTCGTCTCGGACGCTTGCGTCGTATGCGGACATGCTGTTCAGGACTAAGACGGCTGTGGCGTATAACGCCGGGACGATCAACGTTGCTACAAACGATCTTGGCGTCACTCGTTTCGAGATCCGGGACGGCGCAGGTTGTGGCCTGTCGTCTCACGATGACCCGGAGACGGCGAACGGGCTGATTGTGGACGCCGAGACGGCCGCTCAGTATCCGATATCACATCCGAACTGTCGGCGTGCGTTTGCTCCACGGCCGGATCTAGACGGCGAGGCGTTGCCGAAGATCGTGAACCCGCTGCAGCCGGGCCCTGAGCCGCTGCCTGTGCCTGTCTCGTTGCCTGCGGGCCGTCCGGCAAGGTCTACACGTTCCCCGAGGTCTGGGGGCCGTTCTGGGCGTTCTGCGAGGGCGTCACGTGCGCCGAGAGTATTCACGCCTGATGATTCAGATATTGGGACGACTCCGGCGTTGAGGGCGCAGGTGCGGCGTGAGCGTGCGTTGGCTTCCGGTCGTGCCGCTGACGACTTGTCTGCTGCTCGTGCTGCTGACGAGCTTGCGGCTATCCGTGCGGCTGACGAGGCTGCGTTGGCTGCTGCGGAAGCGGAAGCGAAAGCGGTTGCGGATGCTGCGGCGAAATTGGAGCGGTCACGCAAGGCTGAAGAGGCACGGTTGAAGCGGAGCCTGGCGGATGTGGAGAAGATCAACGGGGCGACGTTGGACCGTTACGACATCACCGCTGAAGAGTTCTTGACCTCCCGATTCCAAGTGGAGGCTATTCGGAAGCAGATACGGGCGGACGCGAAGAAGCTGTCAGCGGATCTGGACTTCAACAAGTCTGCTGATCGTATTTCTGCGCCTCCGCCTAGGCGTCGTGTTGTAGACAACTTCACCGGCCGGGTGTCGTACATTCGGGATGAAGCCGAATACGAATTTTATGACCGGCTGGACGTGGCGGAACTATCTCAGATTAAGAAGTGGCTGAAGCCAAGGTCTGCGCCGGGCCCGAGGGTTGGCCCGGATCTACTTCAGCAACCGTATGGCGCTGAGACGATTGAGGACGGCATAGACGCGTGGCTCGATGAGATCCGGCGTATTGACGGGGCTAAGGCGCTTAGTTCCGGTCGTACCCCAAACTTTATTGAGTTAGATCAGATCTTTAGGGGCGAGTCGGAAACGCTGCAGAACCTTATTGACGAAATGGGCCTTGCTCTATCGGACCTGTGGAACACGGAAGGGCTCAACGTCGCTGACAGCCTGGCTGAGGCGACCGGCAAGTTTGTTGTGGCTGAGAAGGAAATGATCGCACGTCGTGCCGCTAAGGAAGCCGCTGATGTTGCGGACGGTGGAGGGCAGGTGTTCGCCCGGCTCACGACTGACCCGCCGGTGTGGGAGCTTACGGCGGCGGAGTACGCCGATGAGTTAAGTGTGTACACGGACCCGACTGTGAAAGAGTTCATGGACCGGATAGCGGCAGGTGCTAAGCCTGCGAACGATGACGAGATCTTCTTCCTCAACCGTTGGCGTGAGCTTGTCCCTGCTGGGTTCGAGTCGGACCCGGAGGACATCGCCAGCATGTATGACCAGATTCAGTACGTTGCGAAGTCGTTTGGTTCAGTGGTGGATGACGTGGGCGATTTTTAGAGCGTTGAGGCGATCCGGGTCCGTAGCCGTGCTAGGGCCTCGGGGTCGTTCTCTATTGGCGTGAGCGGCTTTGACGGGGGTTCTGTGGGCCTGTTGTTGAGCCATTCGACTGCGGCTTTTGCTATCTCAGCGGGTGTTGGTTTTGGCATGTGGTGGAGTGTACCTCAGAAGGTTTCTCACGAAATGTGCGTAATGTGTTGCACGTCTAGCCGTGGTGCGGCTATAGTCATATCTATGGGAACAAGCGAAGTAACTGTGCAGCAAGCTAAGGCCGAGGCCCTGGAATCCTATGAGGTCTGGGGCCACTGGGCAATAGAGTGCTGGGACGATGCCGAGTGGCAGGCGGCCGCAGCCGATTGGCCTGAGGCGAAGCGAGGTCTTGGAGTCGTTGAGGAGGTGGCCCGGGACCGAAGCGCCGAGTGGAGAAGGGAAGCCGAAATGCACAAGGCGGATCTACAATAACGAACGCGCAAGACTGCTACCAACCAACCAACAAAGAAGGAAACAACATGTTTGCACAACACACCATTGAGACCTACAACCTTGACACCATTGTCGGCGAGTTCGTTTGGACGGCTTTCGCCGCCCGCCCGACCGGGGCCGAGGCTTTCCGCCTTGCGATGGCTCTGAAGGCCGACGGCGAGGTCTCCCGCATCGTTAGCCCTAGGGGCTTCGTCCTGCGGACCTTCGTCCCCGGCAAGTAATCCTGAGCGCTTAGCGGTTCCCCTTGCGGGGCCGGGTTCGATCCCCGGGAGCGCACTAACCAACCAAGAAGGAAACTGACATGACTGCACCCTACGTCTACATTGCGTCGCTGAGCGACTACAACAACGGCACCCTTCACGGGGCTTGGATTTTCGCCGACCAAGACGCCGACGACATCCAAGAAGAGATCAGCGAGATGCTCGCGGCTTCCGCCGATCCGGGCGCTGAGGAATGGGCGATACACGACTATGAAGGCTTCCCGATTCGTCTCGGTGAGTGGGAGTCGGTCGGCTGGCTGGCTGCACTCGGGCAGGCCATCGCTGAGCACGGCCCGGACGCTGTTGAGGCCGCTTGCGTCTCTCTCGGGACAGATAGTCCGGACAGCCTTGAGACGGCGCTCAGCGGCTTTACAGTCCAGCTGTCTTGGGACGATGTGGTCACTAGTTTCGCCGACGCTTGCGGGCTCTATGAGTTGGCGGCTAAGAATCCTGGGCTGGTCGTTGATGAGCGGGATATCCGGGTGACTTTGGAGTCGAACGGTTCTTACCATGAGACCTCAACGGGTGCGGTCGTGGAGTTCTACTGAATCGAATGTTGCGCAATGTGTTGCGTGTTAGGCGTGGACCGGCTATAGTCACTGATATGGAAACGACACAGACACTCGAAGCACCCGCCACAACTTGGAATCGTTGGCTTGACCGATTCCTTGAAGAGACGAACAAGTTCGAGCTTGACGCCGCTTTGGTGCAGCGTCTCCGCTGGTTAAACAACGGCAACGCTAAGGGCGTGAAGAATACGCTGGTGCGTATGGACTTCTGCAACGCCACGGGCGCTGAGTTCGTTTCGTTCTTCCATTCGCTTGGCGTCTAGGTTCCCCCCAAGGATCGGCCCCTACCCTCCGGGGTGGGGGCCTTTTCTCGGTTCACGCTGAGCTGGTTTCGTGCCGCAATTTCACACTGATTCCGGATTTGTTGCGAAATGTGTTGCATGTCATGCGTGGCACGGCTATAGTCAGGGGCATGGAAACCACCGCACCAACCGCACGCAACCTAGGCAAGTACTTCGCTCCAGTAATACAGGCCGCAACCGGCCTGACCGGCGTAGTCCAGACCTCCGGCTTCGGAGTAGTCCGTGACCACGTACACGCCGACGGCATGGTCCGCACCTTCGCCCTGACCTTCTCGAACATGTCCACCCGTGGCCCGTTCGCTGCTTCTTGGTCTCGTAAGTACACCGCTGCACAGATCGCCGATGGCGGTTACATCGGCGGCTGGGACTCTGCCGCCTGGGTCCGTGTCTACGACACGGCAGCCGAAGCGCATGACGCTCTCGATTACCACGTGGAGCTGTACGGCTAGGCCGTCGTGCAATGCCTCGGGCCTTAGGGCCCGGGGCATTTTTTCGGTTCAATGTGAAGCTGGCCCAAGGCGGGGAACGGGTCACCCGGGGCCAGCCTCACAAAAAGACAGTAGCTCAAATCGTCTGAGACGTGCTGGTGCCACTGACCGGGGTCACCGTATCGTCTGCCGCGCCCAACACACTCAACGGTGTCTGAAGCAGACTGAGGGGGTGATTACGACTGCCTTCGTGGCCGAAGCACTAGAGGCACTTGTACTAGTTGACAACTGCGACATCACCCGGCCGTTAGCTGTCGTTGACCAGCCGATCGACCCGGTGACCCTGGCCCGTGTTGACACGCCTAGTGCAGTGTGGTCAGGGGCCTGTCTAGTGGCTGCGGATGACCCGAAGCGTTCGGACAGGCCCGGCGAGCAATACAACGATCACGCCGTCCGGGTACGCCTTCCGCTTGACGCTACTCAACCGGAGCCGAACGACGTGATTACAATTACGTCTTCAGCGAATAACCCGGCGATCGTTGGTCTCGCTTTCTTGGTCACTGGTGTACGTCGGCACTCGCTCGGGGTGACGAAGATAGTGATGTGCGAATTACTGGACAGGGTGGATTGATGGACGCTAAGGAAGCCGCTCAGCAGATTGCGTCACTTGGACGTGTGGCACCGGCTAAAGCTGACATCGCCCTGGGCCGTGCGGCTGTGGAGTATCAAGGCAAGGTCACGTTGAAGGCACCGTACGACACCGGAAACTATTCGAGGTCTATCAACGCCGCTCGGGCTCAGTCCAGCCCTATGGTCCCGCGTTGGTCGGTTGGTACGAACATGCCTCAGGGGCCCCGTCTTGAGTACGGGTTTGTTGGCACTGACTCGGCTGGGCGGACGTACAACCAACGACCACAACCTCACTTTCGGCCTAATCTGAAATTTGTTGGCCCGGCGTTGGAACGGGAACTGAAGAAGATGCTGGGGGCCTGATGGACACTGCACGGGTTATGCGCCGCTTCTCACGTCGTGGCCGTACAAGGGTGTTTTGGTACGCCTCAGAGACTTTGAGTCTTGCGACGCTCGAAGCTTCCGGGGTGGAGTTGACGGCGAACATACAAAGCGTCACAGGTTTTGACCGCAAAGAAAATATGCAATGGGTGACCGGCGTCGGGTCCTATATCCAAGAGGGACGTTGGCGTAACGGTGGCTTCACTCTTTACGATGAGAAAGGCGGTGACACGTTGCGGGCGACTTGGACGCCCGGCACGGGTTCGTACGGTTTCGTTTACTTCATAAGAGATGCTGACGGCGACGGCGACGGCGGAACGACTGGCCGGATGACCCGTTTTCCTGTGTCGACGCTTGGGCCTGTTGACGATTGGGGTAAGAACCGTGTCGCCGTGTATTCGATTGACTTCGCGATACTGGACGAAGTAGCTGAGAACCTGACGGTGGCTGCGTAATGCCTGTCCCCGTTTCCGGCCTGACCGCTGCGATTGCTGCATGGCTTGCGGTTGAGGCCCCGATAGCTGGCGGTTACGGTGACGGCAGGGCACCGGGTGCGGCTGGCGCTGACCGTGTGCTGCCGGATGGCATCGTTTACAAGGTGGACTATCAGCCTGAGCTGAACTCGTTTGCAGATCCTGGCCTGGCTGAATACGTATTCCAAGTCACGGTGACCGGGCTTGGCATTCTGGAATGTGACATGGCGATAGATCGGGTTGCGTGGGCTTTTGCTGACGTTTCGACTTTGGGCACTGTGTCGTGGGAGGGCCAAACCGTTCGGGTGTTGTCGGTTGAACCTCAGTCGTTTGCTGCGGGCCTGGGGTTCGCTGACGATTCGGCTACGTCTTCGGCTGCGACGTTTGTTGCGTTGGTTTCGCTCACTAGCTGACGCGCCCGACACCTGAAGCTTCTACAAGGAACAATCTCAGCATGGCAAAAGTTGTGACCCTCACTAATGACTCGGGCGACGTTTGGAAGTCTTTTGACTATCCGCGCCTGTTGGCCGCTTGCGCTGCCCGTGGTGTCCATCCAGCTGCCCCTGAGAGCGCTTGTGCTGCGGTTAAGGCCGATGGGTCTAGCTGCACGGCTAAGGCCGGTGAGGGCGGCTTATGCGGACGCCACAAGAGCCAAACCCCTTCAGACCTAGAAGCCGGAAACGGCACTCTTCAAGAAAAGGAAAACTAGAACATGGGCCGTTTCAATCCAAAAGGCACCGTCGCACTTCATTGGTTCGATGCTGTTGACACACCTACATCTCTGGCTGCGATTACGCAAGCGGAGCTGACGGCGGATGGCACCGACATTATCGGTGTCAATAACAGTGAGATCATTTATTCTTCTTCCGGTTGGGCGGGTTCGCCGTCGGTCGTAGACGCTCCGGACTGGGGAAACCTGAAGACCGGCAACGTGGAAGGCGAGACAACCTACGGCCTGTCAACGTACGGGTGGTATCTCGATGACACCGAAGCTAACAACGTGATCCGTGCGCTGCTCCCTGAAGGCACTGAAGGCTACATCGTCTACTCGCCTGCTGGCACTGCTGCCCTGTCGCCTTACGTGATCCGGACTGTGAAGGTCGTGGACAACGTGCTCGATGAGCCCGATGGCACCGCTGCTTCGTTCATGGTTTCGTTCAGCCAAGGCACCCCGGTGAGTGGCATCTGGGCCGCATAGTTGTCAAGTTCGTTCAGAACGGCATGGCTGTGATGGCGGGTTTACTTCCTCGGGGTAAGTACATTTGTCTCATAAGCCATGCCGTTCTGGCGTTTACATAATGAATAGGGACCCCGATGAAGCTTCCACCTACAACACCTGAGGCCGTCTTAGACGGGTTGATGGACCGTAAGCAACGGACACGTTCTGTGTCCTTCGCTCAAGAGCCTCAGGACGCTGTGACGCTCGCTGAGCTGCGTTCGGATGTGTCTACTGCGGAGACCGTTCACAAGGTGCGAGACACAGAAGAATCTGGCGCTGAGTTGGCTAAGGCTGAGAAGGCGCTTACCAAGTTTTTGAAGTCGATTGAGTCGAAGGTTTGGACGTTCAAGTTCGGGTCTATTGGGCTCGGGGCTCGGGCGGCTTTGGAGACACGGCACCCGGCTTCACCGGAGCAATTGAAGGAAGCTGCGGAAGAGCAACGCAATGCGGTGAAGCTTGGGTTGGATGACATACCTCGTACGCCTGTAGTCAATGACGAGACTTTGGCGAACGAACTGATTGCGATGTGCATGGTTTCGATCTCGATCAACGGGGTAGAGGCTCCGCCGCTGACGTTGGACCAAGTGAACCGGCTGTTCGAGTCGCCGGGTTGGACCGGGCCCGATAGGGCGATGATGTTTGCGGTGGCTAACTCTGTCGATCTGATTATGTCCGGGGTGGATCTGGAGGCCCTGGGAAAAGGCTAGAGGTCGATGTGACCTTCGCCCGTGAGGCCGCTTATTGCACTGACCACGCTTTGGAGTGGACCAAGTTTCGGGGCTGGTCACCGTTCGACCGTGAACTGGTTTTGGAAGTGAAGCGTCGGCGAGATGCGGCGTGTTCTGGCTGCGGTTCCGTCACTGCTGATTGGTTCGATGAGAATGGCCGGGTTATCTCGGAGGATGAGGACGTTTGGCTTTCTGCGGTCATTACTTGCCCGGGCTGCCAGATCAAAGATGAGTGGTCTGAGAAGGCCCGTGAGGGCAAGAGCGCTTCGGGTAAATGGTTCTCATTTCGTCGGCGAAACGTGTTTGATGAGGAGCCGCTGCGCCCGGAGTAGCTGAGGGCTGGCTGGGATGATCTCTGGATGGCCGACAACACGATTGAGTACACCCTTGCGCTAGATACGTCCTCATACGTATCGGGTACGAAGAAGGCGGCAGAAGAGACTGGGAAGCTCGGCAAGGCTCAGGATGATGTTAAGGGCTCGTCATCGAAGCTGGCGGGGTCGTTGTCGGATGCTGACAAGAAGATGGGCGGCTTTGGTGCTTCCGCCGGTCAGTCTGCGACGAAGTTAGACCGTTTCAAAGGTGCTACGGGTAAGGCTGGCACGAAGCTGAAGGACTTCGCTGACAAGGCGAAAAAGGCGGCCGTTGTTGTCGGTGCTCTGGGTGGCGCTGCCATAGCTATGGGCACGTCGTATGATCGGGAGTTCTCGAAAATCACTGGTCTTGTTGGTATCGCTAAGGACGAAGTGGATGAGATGAAGGCGGCTACTTTGCTGCTTGCGGGGGAGACCGCTCAGGCCCCTCAGACGCTCGCTAAGGCCATGTTCACTTTGCAGTCTGCCGGGCTGCGTGGTGCGGATGCCACGGAGGCGCTGGCGTCTTCAGCGAAGCTCGCAGCCGGTGGGATGGGTGAGGCTGGGGACATTGCTCAGGCGATGACTTCGATTCTGGATCAGTTCGGGAAGAAAGGCGTTGACGCTGCGGAGGCTGCGGACTTCTTGGCGTCTACTGCACGGGCCGGGAACTTTGAGTCTTCTCAGTTGGCTGGTGCGTTGGGTAAGGTGCTGCCGGTTGCGGCGACTTTGGATATCGGGCTGAGGGACGTTGGCGGAACGGTGGCGTTGTTGACTCGTGGTAACGGTAATGCCTCGGAATCTGTCACCCAGTTGGCGGCCACTCTGCGCTTTATGCTTTCGCCTTCACGAATGGCAATCAAAGGGCTTGGTGAAGTGGGGCTGACGGTGGACGATTTGAAGAAGACTGCTGCCGGTCCTGGCGGTCTGGTTGAGGCGCTGCGGCAGATGTACGACGCTTTCGACAACAACGATCAGGCGTTCGCTAAGGCGCTCGGTTCATCGGAAGCGGTTAACGCTGCGTTCCAGATTTTGGGGGCTTCAAACGAGGCGCTAGAGGGCACGTTTGGTGCGGTCGGCGACTCAGCCGGTGTGGCTGCTGAGGTGTTTGCTGCTGCCGCTGAAACCGATTCGTTTAAGCTCGAACAGGCGCTGACGACGATGAAGACGAAGGCGATAGATCTTGGTGAAGCGTTGGCGGGGCCTTTGGCTTCTGCCGCTGAGTTTGCTTCCGGGCTTTTGGGCAGCATGGGTGACACGACGAAGAACATGATGATCGTGTTTGGTCTTGCGTTGCTGGCGATAGGTCCGTTGACGACGGCGATCACTGCGATGCTTGCGATGAATCCGTTGCTGCTTGGGTTGGCTGGTGGGATAGCCGTGATTACGGCGATGTGGTCTAGTGGCAAGAAGGCGGCTCAGGAGGCTAAGGAGACGGCTGAGGATCTTGGGGCGGCTTTGTTGGCGGAGGGCGACGAAGCTCAGAATGCTTCGGTGAAGCTCGGGGTGCTGGTGGAGAAGTTGCACGAATTGAAGGCCGCTCAGGAGATTGAGCCGGGCGGGGTTTCGTCTCTTTCTGAGCAGTGGGCTTTGGACATTGTGGCCGGGTCGAACATGGTTGAGATCCTGAACGAGTACGGGATTGGTTTAGACAAGGTGAGCGGTAGCGCTAAGAGTGCGACGGTTGACACCGAAGCGACTTTGAAGAGCCTGAACCGTTACATCAACGACAACAAGTCGTTCATGCCTGAGGACTCTTTGTTTGCCGTGGTGCGGGAACAGATGAGCGATCTACCGCCAGCGATGCAGGACGTTCTTGAAGAGATCCTCTCTCAGAATGAGGGCCTGAACATTAATCGTGACCGGTTGGTTAATGTCGGTACAGAACTTCAGGCAGTGCTCGACATTTACGGGGTGATGACGCAAGCGCATATTGACGAGCGGCAGTTGTTGGAGGATGAGACACGGGCGACGATTGAGCAGGAAATAGCGCTTGGCAACCTGTCGTTGAAGCAACGTGACCAGGCGTTCGCTTTGGCTGAGGCTGGGGAGGCTGCACGGTCTGCTGACGCCATGTTCCTTGGGGTGGCTACGGCTACTGACGAAGGCGTGCGTGCGTCCGGTCGTTACACGAACGCGTTGCCCGAGTTGAACGCTGCGATAGAAAAGAACGTTAAGACTCAGGAGATGTTGGTGAATTGGCAGAACGCCTCAGCAACGTCTATGGGTGAGAACGAAATGTCTTTGTATGCGACGGCTGAGGCGACGGACGAACTAGCGGCTTCTGAGGCGGAGTTGGCTGAGCAGTATGCGGAAGCGATTAAGGACTTGCCGCCATATGAGCAGATGCTGGCGGGCTTCACCGATGAGTTGCAATTGCAGATCGGGGCGATGGTGACCGCCAGTCAAAAGATTGATCTTTATAAGCAGGCGCTGGCCGGTCTACAAGGCGGTCAGCAGTCTTTAGACGCTGCGGCGAGGCGTTC